GCAACTTTTACAAATCGCTACACGCTCTTCATACTTCATGCAATAACACATTCATTTGATAAGATCCCTGTGTCGTGGATAGATATGCAGTGAACCCGCATTCCAAATAAGTTCACCGAGTTTTACTCGTACACCCAACTTGTCCATAAGATCATTTGCGGCAAGCCAATGCACTTTACGGTGCCAAGCAGAATCGCCTTTGTAACCAAAGACAGCGTCGTTGGACCTCATATTTACAATGTAGTGTAGTGCACCATTACGAAGAAGTAGTTGGACGGTATTAGTGCACATAAAGTCACGCATACCATCTCGCTTAGAATCTTCGTGCATTGTAGGACGAGTGTAAATCATCAACGCTTGACGGCTCAAAGGATCTTCGACAAGAGCCGAGATTGCTTTGTTGTACTGCTCGCCATTCTCTTTTGAGTAAATACACCAACCATAGTTTGAGTTGATCTCACCTTTGGTTGACGCCACGCTTTGCCAGATAGCAGGAATAGGTGGCGGAATGTCTTTTACTGAGAGCGACATGGACTTGTACCAAGCGTACTCGCGGGCGTGCCAATCATAGTTTGGCTCACCAAAGATTGTCTCTTCATCCGCAATAAAAGATGCGTTGACAATCTCGAGCATCTCATTGGGATCTTTGGACTCTTGTGCGAGATGCACGAAAGTCCTGCGAACATCGCTAACGCCGGCGATGATACCTGTTGTGCTTTTCATCACCAAGCCTTCGCGGTTTTGCAGCGGTCATCTACTTTTTCACCATGAATAGCGTGAAGTTCAAGCATGAACATCAGACCACAAATAGCATGGGCCAAGTGGGTTTGACCACTCTCACCATCGATATCCTCGCCAGACCAGAACGCATTGAGATGCCTTTGAACACCAGCATAGTGCCTAGACAACGCAACGGGTTCGCCTGTGCGCCAATTATCGTTGCCATATTTTTGTGCGCCCATAGTCAAGATTTCAGCGACCTTTTTCATGGGATAAACCGGCAACAGGTCCATACGAACCTTACCACTATCAAACTTACTGGCCTTGCCCGGCTCAATTTTGATAATGTCTTTAGTTTTGAAGAACTCACGGAGTTGAGCGTCAGAATAGGTGTTCAACTCTTCAAGAAGTCCAGTCATAATATTTACTCCAAATAACCAAATGTTTTAGAAAATGTATCAGGAGACATTCCTGCAATTCCTTGATACCCTCCAGGGATGTGAATACCATCTCTGAAAATTTGGGGCACGGATCTTAGACCCATGTCCAGCAACGCATTACGTCCTTCAATGTCGAGTTCAACATCGATATAGTCGTAAGGGACATTGCGACTGTCGAGCAGTGTCTTTGCTTTATCGCAGAACACGCAGTCCTGCTTACCAAAAACTTTTACACGGGCCATACTAACTCCTTTCAGCATAGCGGACCATTAGATGGTCAACCAACTCAGACTCCGGTCCAACCCAACCTTTGGGTTTTACAAGGTCAACACCTTTATACGCCGACCTACCTTCATCAGATTTGTTAGGATTATTCCCAACTTCTTTCTTGAGATTAGCAGCCATTACGGATGCAAATCCTTTATCTGCCGGATACCCATGGCGCTCAAGCGTGCCAAAGGCAAACACAATCAAGTCGATAAGAGCGTCATACTCACCTACAAACGAGTCAGCCTCTGCGTACTCGTTGAGTTCTTCCATGAGACATGCAACGCGAAAAGCCTTCTCATCAAACGGAAGGTGCTGCGGAGGGCCATCATGAGCGATGCCGAACTTTTTGTGCATCTCTTTGATTTTGCTCTCGTAAATAGAAATCACATTATTTCCTTTATAGTTGTCAAAGACCACCCGAAGGTGGTTTCGTCCATTGAGGACTCGTCAGTTTGACTTAGAACGGACGAAATTCAAGGTCATTTGCCTCGAAAAAGTCACGTCCAATCTCGTTCAACGTAGCACGCGGAGTGCGCATCATCTCGTCACGAGTACCGAAAGGCATCACATACCGTCCGGGAGCGCTTTGACCATTAGGACGCAGAGTCAGAATGGGTTGCCCGCGATCGCGCAGCGCTTCGACAACAGCCGAAGGGTTGGCAATGCCTGCTTTCTGAAGTTGCTTGACGGTTGCACCGTTAGGCGACGACAGGATTGCACGGATGGTTTGGTACATTTGGGTTTTCATGCTACTTAGTTCCTTTTTTGTGCCCAATCTAAGGGCGATTTATGGATTTACGAAAGTCGTCTATCCTATATAGGGATAGTCAAATATTAGAACTCTGTGTTGAACTTAGAGGTCTCTTCAACTCCAGCCCACTCAGCGAGTCTGCCGGAGAACTTACTATACTCGATTTTGCCGGCTTCACCGGTCTCTCCCGAGAATCTATTTTTCAGCACACGCATTTGTGTGATGTTTGGGTTGTCACCTTGCTGATTGCGCTCAAGACCAATGACTAGGTCACTGAGCTGTGCAATCGCATGTGAGCCGCGCAACTGCGCAAGAGAGGTTTGACCGCCTTCTTCGTGCGATTTACCTTCTGCGCGCTTTAGGTGCGAGACCAAGAGCAAGCCGCACTGTGTCTCTTCAACGAATGTGCGTAGCATAGTCATAGCGTTGTCAAGTAAGCGCCGCTCATCAACTCCCTCCATTCCGCTCACCAAAATAGAGAGATGGTCAAGGATAATCCAGTCGCACCCAAGGCCTTTGACCATATAGCGAATCTTAGCCATCAAATGTTCAACTTCAGATGAGCCAAAGTGGTCAAAGAGCCATAGACGGCCAGTGCCAAGGGTTTTGTCAAAAGCGTCTCGAAGTTCTTCCGTGGTCACACCCGATGGATCGAGGTGATACGGCTTATTCAGTGCAAGACCAACAAGGCCTTGCGCAGTACGACGAGGACTTTCTTCTAGCATGATCATGCCGACCTTCTCACCATTGTTGATGAGATGGTATGCAGTCTCACGCATGAAGGCTGACTTACCAATACCTGTACCACTAGTCACCGTCACCAACTCTCCACGGCGCATGCCGCGAGTGATGGCGTTGAGTGACTGAAATGGGTAAGGCACACTCTTGACTTCATCTACATTTACAAGTTGCTCCCAAAGGTCGCCACCTGCCACAATACCATCAGGCCTAAACGGCTTTGCGTCCCAATAGGAGCGCAGAAGTTCTTCGGTCTTGTTGGCGAGTAGCATTTCATTAGCATCCTTCAGCGGAAGAGATGCAATGCGTGCCTTGCCGGGCGAAAGAATCTCAGCGCACTCAAGCGCTGCTTTCTGACCCGGTTCATCCATGTCGAACATAATGACTACGTCTTTGAAACCCTCAAGCCACTCAATGTTCTTGCGAAATACCTTCGCGGCGGATTGAGCACCTGAGGGCACAGAGACGACTGGCCATTTGTTACCCATGACCTGTGACAGCGACAAAGCGTCAATCTCACCTTCAGTTACCGTCAGTGTGAGATTATCCTTTGCACGGAACAACTGTTGCCCGAAAAAGTCCAGGTCCTTGGTTGCGCCAATGATCCTAAACTCTTTCGCCGCGTTCCGCGTCTTCGCAGCAACCAAAGCGTTGTCTTTGTAGTATGGATAAAGGTGAACAATCTCACCATGAAGTACGCCTTTGCGAACACCATACTTCTCGCAAGTATTTGCATGAATACCACGCTTTGCCAGTGGCTCAACTGCACCATCAAAATACGGATTTAGTGCCGTAGTTGTAGGTTTAGTTGAGGTGTCCATGACTTCTGCATTCGCACTTTTAGTAGATTTGTTGCACGCAAAGCAGAAGGTAGAGCCATCGCTATACACTGCATTGGCATCTGAACTTTTACAACTATCACACGAAGTGTGTCGCAGAAAATCAGCCATTACTTAGACTCACTCTTTGTTGTCTTCAGTTGGGAAGGTCCAGTCAGGAATATCGTCTTCAGAGATAACCCTACCAAACCAACCATCAGTGAACAAATGATCACCTTGGATTACAACATGATCTCGCACTCCAGTATATCCCGCACCTTCAAGAAAGGTAACGAAATCTTCGAGGAGTACTGGCCATGAAGTGTCTTCTTCATGACGCCGCTCAAGTCGCAGATCGGTGTCCACGGTGGTCATGTTAAACGTCAAAGTACGTCGATTGTTATTCAGCAGCATTTTTTCTCACAATATTAGGATAAAGAGTTGAAATAATATCTCGGCACTTCTCAGCGATCTCGCGGTGTTCCTTCTGTGTTGAAGGATCCGTGCGAACATCGATGAAATGCAGCCAAGACCTAAGAGTACCATTCATATACAGCCGTGACCACGTCAGACCTTCAGGCAAAATCTTGCGAGCAAGTTCCTTAGCAATCCCAGCTTCAAGAGCGTCATCATACGCTTTTTGTGCTGCAGTGAGCACCTCATCTTGCATCTTTTCCCAACGATCCGCCAAATTCTTATCTGAATTTTCCAGTGAATTTTGACGATTCTTGGTGTCTTGCAGACGACACTCAGCCAATGAGAACTCTTGTGCGACAGAATAGCGAAGGCTAAACTCTTGGAAAGAGAATGAGCGATGGCGCAGAATCTGTCGAGTGATATCGCGTGTGGTTTCAATGCACATACAGACATTCACAAGTTCAAAAGGTGACCAATGTTTATGGTCGATCAAGTATTTGATCAACTTGTCCGCGGAATCTTCAGGCTTTGCCTTTGGATTGCTGACGCGAGCCATATAGCCCAGTAGTTTTTCACCATTAGGTGTTGACCACATCAGTTCAACGTTGCTATTTTTCATTTACGAACCTCGTTTAGCCACGAATCTGGGATTCGTTTCTCCGCCCATTTGAAGCCATGTTTTTCACACCAAGCAGCATAAGAGGTCTTTGAGTTTGCAGAGATTTTCATCTTAGCATTCATAAAGACCATCCGAATATCCAGGTCAGGATTTTGCTGTTTGACCAGCACCATCTTTTGTCTGTCAGCTGTCAGGAACCTTCCCTTGACTTCAATGAAAATTCCGTTTGAAAGTAAAAAATCTGGTGTGTATGTAGAAAGACGTGCCGGCCATTCGTACGAGATTTTCATCGTCTCATACCCATAACCCATGCCGGCTTCCTTCAATTGGTCGGCGATGACTGACTCGAATGAGCTGCGCCACCCGTATTTACGGGCAACCTCAGCTTGAGTCATTTTACGCCGCGTAGCCATCAGAAGTCGCCGGACTCATCAGCGGTGCTCGGCTCTTTCTGTTCAACATCAGATTTGCCATCATCAACGTAGTCAAAGCCTTCTTCGGCCGTGAACTTGGCACCCGCATTGAATTCAACGAGTTCGAGAATCTGGATGTCGTTCAGGTAAAGCGAGACGCCAGTGTTTACACCGGTTGCGTACGGATTGAGAGCCGTAGCAATCTTCGCAGTCGTGCCTGAAGCGACTTGAAGAACCTTAGCGATAACTTTACCCTTTGAATCATAGAGTTTTGGTTGACGCTTAGATTTGAATCTGAAGATGATGTTGCCAGTGGGGTTGCCATTGGCGTCGAGCTCGTCGTCAAAGGGCATGTTAGCCTTTTTGAGCTTTGCAGCACCATATTCAGCCACGAAAGCTTCTTCGCAGGCAGTCATGAGCGGCTTTGATTCAACGTCGTTCAGGATAAACGAAGTTTTATAAACGCCTTCGGCGACATAACGAGTGTCGGGTTTAGAAATCCACGGCCACGACAGAGTGCCGGCAGGAGTTACAAAAGATCGCAGTTTAGTTGCCATGATATTCCAATAGAAAAAATGAAAAAGAAAAAAACGAGGGTTTGACAGTTGTCCCCTCTATATAGGGATAGTCAAATCTCGTTGGTTTTAGAAATAAGTTGTTTATACTCAGACTTGAGAGCACTGAGTCTGTCTTCCAGCTCGCGCACTTTCTTGCGGCGGATTTTGTCGATAACTTTTTGATATTTCATAAAGTTTTCATCGACACAGAATGAGACGCCTTGCATCTTGTTTACAGACTGCAAAATCTCTGGATTGGCCTGTAACGAACGATCGATAGCGCGAAGCTCAGCATAGTTGTGATGAATAGACGCCACCAATGCGTTGCCTCGACGTCGCTCGTCCGTCAAATAACCGCCATCAAAGATAGAAGTCCATTCTGCAGGTTTGCAGAGCATTGGCACGCTTGTGTTGATGTACTCTGCATCTACTTTGTTGAGCAAAGACCAAGCACGGTCAGTCAATACAATGGATGCTGTCTCTTTTGGCCGAGTAGGCGCAACATTTGTGAATAAATCAGGCCATCCAAAGATAACCTTAGTCACCAGCATATCAATCAATGAGAACTTGTCTTGAATAGGCAGCGCAAGTTCCTCGTTAGGCAGCAGATTCCGCAGCCGGCCAGAAATGAGACCGCCATTGACAATATTCTGATAAATAACAGGAATATCTTGGCTGTACTCAGGACGGATAAACGGCTCAAATATTGCCTGAACGATGGCTTCTGCCAGTCGACGGGAATCTAAACTGTCTATGAGATCTCTATAGGCTTTTCTGTTTGGTGTTGCAGCCTCGCCTCGTGGCTTTGGAGCTGTAGCACGCCACTCATCAATCATGAGCGCTACGCCATCAATAAGAGGCGCAAAGACCAAGCTTACTGCTTGTTTTTGTTCTTGTGTGATGCGATGTTGTTCTTTTAGTTTGCGAGCTTCTTCAAGCTCAATACTTTCTTGGTGTGAGTTACTGTTCATTATATCCTTTAGCAAAATAGAAACTTTGACTCCAATGCAGACTTTGGGTCCCACGTGTTTACTGTGAGATTGTCTGCGGTAAATACTTCTTGTCCGATTTGTTTATTCAGACCTTTGCACAGCATATCCAATGGATCTTGCTCCACAAGCCACACAAACTCTTCACGGAGAGTCTTGTAAAGATTCTCACAATCAGCCGGATGTGCCGCAAATGAGTCATGGATTGCTACTACGTCAAAATCAGAATGCAGCATTACGCGCCGTACAAGACAGCCATCAAGTGAGTGTACCCAGTTTGGCGGCATACCATTAGATGCTTTAGACCTATCTTGGTGTGATGGGTCGAGATATGAGTATGTGCGTTGAATAAGCCGTGTTGTTTGAATAACGCCGTCTTTGTCAATATACTCAGGCACCGGTATGTTATAGCCAACTTTGTACTGCTCTGTGCTACCATAACGTTGCTTGACCCTAAATCCATCAGGCGTGTACCAAACTGCATGGTCAGCCAAATGCCTTGGCGTTGCCTTGAAGAATGTAAGAAGATTCATAGCAGCCGGAATAGTATGGCGGCATGTCTCATGGATGTCGCGAGCAATCACAGACGCCATGATGAAATACAAATGGCCATCATCGATTGCTTTGTTGTCTTCCATTTGTTTACCAAGCAGCACATATACAGACTGTGCTAGTTGTATGCGCTCTTCGTCGCTAGACGGCAATGGATAGGGCAGTAGGCCCTTTTCAGCGTTGCCTTGCAGCTCATCTTTTACATAAGATGTTGCGCTGCGGACAGTTGCAGAATATGGCAAAGTCATAACGGCCCGCTTAGTGAATCTACGATGAAGGCCGTGCTCACATATCCATCGAGCGAAGAAGTTTGATGGCATAGCCGCGTATTGCTGTGTCAATAGCTTAGCAACAGTGCCGTACACATCTGCTTTTTCTGTTTGATTCTCATGCGTGGCTGTAATGTTTACAAGCTGACCGCCATGAGCATCTTTGGCTACTGCAGACAGAATCTGTAGACCAGAGCATGTAGCATCCATTGCGATGGTGATGTTTGTCTCATAGTTCTCAACGTCGCCGCTATCGATGGCTTGAATAAGCTCAGTGGCTCGCTGCAGAAATAGTGCTGGCTCGCCGCCTGTCATGATTTCGTTTACGAACATCTCTGACTTTTCAGGGTCATTGACTGCTTGACGAATCTCAAACAAACGCTCGACCGACCATTGAACTCGAGACTCGAAGTCTGATTTGTCGAATCCAGCCGATGATGCTACACCCCAAAGCAGCCATGAGAGCCCAGAGACTCCAAGGCGCTTCTTATTGGCCAATGTCAGAATTACTTTGACATCGTCTCCCATCTGTGGATTCATGTGAGCGCCTTTGTAGTAAAGACGACCGCGAAAATCCATGGAAACTCTAAACCAAAACGGTTTGTCTCCAAGCGCTATTGCTTGTTGCTGCGCGCGCTTTGCGTTATCTCGACGTGCTTCAAGCGACCTAATGTCCGCTTCAACAGCGTTGATGGCTCGTATAAGAGCCCACTTCTTTTCTTCAGTGTTTGTTGTTTCCATTTCTTTCCTTGTGTAATTGTCATAGACCTTCTCACGAAGGTTTCGTCGATTTACGACTCGTCAGTATGACTCGTCACCTACGCCAATGTGGTCGGTGTGGGTGGTAATAAGAAGGCGGCGGTCCATAGTAATTGTAATATGGCCTTGGCCTAGGTGGAGGTGTATAGTAATAGTTGTGCTGAGGCCTGTTTGCATTCGAGATAGCAACAGCCGCTCCTGTAGCAACCACCGCACCAATAAGTGCACCTTCAGGTGTCATAACAACCTGACCTGATGGTGTGACCGCACAGCCAGTCAAGGCAAGCGATCCAAGAATCACAGCAGTCGCTCGTAAGAGCGAGCTCTTCCTCACAGCAAGACGCTTTACCATCGCTTAGTCTCCAGTGTCTAGAGCGTTATGGATATCCAAGAACCCAGCAAATTGTGCTCGCATGTAGGCCTCTTCGGCGAAACCAAAGGTGCCGTAAAGCACACCACGGTAAGACCGTCCATCGACAATCTCACCTTTGTGAAGGCGGCGAATAACAGCGCAAAAGGCTTTGAGTTGGTCTTCTTTGCTCATAGAGTTCCAAAAGTCCTCTTCTTCTTTGAGAAGATTATCTTCAAGTTCTTTGAACAAGTCAGCCAGTGTTTGTTTATTTTCAGTTGTCATTTTATACTCCTTGGTTAAATTTCAGTAATGCGACCGCAGGCGCCACACTTGATGGCTGCGTATAGCGGGTGGTTGCAATGGTGGCAACCGGCTTGGTACTTCTGCTCAAGTTCGTCCCAAGTCTTGACCACGGCATCAGCCGCTAGCCAACACCGAAGGTGCTTGCAGGCAAACTCAATGTCCTTCTGCGGGTAACCTTCGGCAAGCAGCCACTCTTCAACAGGTCCATCAACAGGATCCCAAATCTTTGGAAATCCATAGCGCCACCCAGACGGTGGGTCAATAAAAAAGCGTTGTGTCATTGTAATACTCCTTACATATCATTTTCGTGACGCATTCCGAGAAAAACGGGGAAGCGCGGTGCATCTTTTTTGCCAATGGCAAAGTGTTTGTACTTCAACTGTGAACCAATCCATGATTCCGGGTCTTCCCAGAACATCTCACGGTCATCAGCGTTAAATCCTGTGCCAACTCCAAACTCAAAGCCATCTTTTGAACGGCAGATGAATTTGCCAAGGCGACCTTTAGGTTCACCATGGATGCTAATCTCTTCTTCGTAGCCAATGATTACTGCTTCATCGTCAGAGAATCTTTTCACCTTGAGAAGCAATCCTTCATTGGCAGTAGAGCGGCCATTCTTGTAGTGACCATCAGGATCTCGGACCATCACACCTTCGTAGCCAAGTCCAAGCCAATGTGCTTCGATGTGGTTGAGGTGGTCAAGACTTTCAAGGATCTCATGATCTACCATGACAACTTGCCGGTCATCTACAGCCTTCACTTTGCGGATTGCACGAGTAAGGCGCCTGTAGAATGGTTCGCTAGGATTGTCAAAGCAGTCAAAGATGTGGAAAGTAAAATCTGGGTCACCATCAAAGGCCATCACACCACTTGTTGAGACGCGGAATGCATCTTCAGCAGTGGGTGAGCCAACGATAAGTTCACCATCAAGATTGTTGAGGCTGCTGTGACCAATGATAGACTGGATTACGCCATTGCGTACAGGTTTACCATTACGGGTGTATGCCACGCCATCTTGGATAAAGCATCGAATGCCATCAAGCTTAGGACTTGCGAACATTGGGTATTTCAGTTTCTTTTCATCGTAAGCGGATGCAAGCATAACTTGGAAATCGCTCAGTTTCTTTTCATTGTGTTTTTCAGTACGTGTTTTCATTTGTGTGTTTTTCCTATAAATGTCAAAGACCCAGCCGAAGCCGGGTTTCGCCGAATAACGGCTCGTCAGTTTGACTGTATTCTCTATTATGGTACTCTAGTGAAGAAAAAGTGTTGCTAAATCAATCACTTAGAGACCATCAAAGGATCGTTAAGTGCTCTCGGCTTCGCCTTCGGAGGCACTTCCTTTTCTCTTTGATTTTGGTAGTGTAAGAGTTCTCTTCGTCGGCTTTGTGTCAACACTCTTTTCAACCGTTGGTTGGCCATCTTTCGCTTT